CCAGTAGCGCCGCCGCTTATGAATACGGCAAGAGCATCTACACCATCCTGTCAGGGATGGCCAATGGCAAGAGCATCACCACCGAGCTGCGCAACATCCCCAGCGAACCGATGGGCACCCTTTACCTGGAGGCGGCCGGCACCGTGGGCAGGTTTCGCGCCAACGGGACCACCTTCGCCTGGGACGCCCAGGGGTTGGTCGTGGGCTGTGATGCCATGCTCGACGGCGGCGCGGGCCTGGTGACCGGTGCTACCGGTGCTGACTGGTTCCCGATGATGGTTGCCGCCACCAACCTGCCGACCGTTACCGCCACGGTCAACAGCACCCCAGCCCTGGCGAACACGATCAATGCGCCGGGTGGGTTTGACCCGATGGCACCGGGGAGCATCTGGGCCAGCTTCGGGACGGCTGGTGTCGAGGGCGATGTGTACGCGGCTGATCTGGCTAGGGCCAGTGTGGTGGGGGCGGTGGCGGAGAATGTGCGGCGGGAAAGCGTGAGCCGCTCACTCACCTGGGTGTTGGAAGCTCCTTACAGCTTGACTGCAACAACCGAAAGCATTACGAGCGTGTCTGTGTCCTACGGGACAGCCTTGGTTGTGCATGAGTTGTTTGCAGGCAGTGGGTCTGGCGTTATTGCAGACCTGTCAGCTGAGATCACTCCAGAGCAGTTGTATGCAGGCAGCGGGTCTGGGGTTATCGCAGACCTGTCTGCAGAGATCACTCCAGAGCGGTTGTTTGCGGGCAGCGGATCTGGGGTGATAGCGGATCTCTCGGGTGAAGCATTCATAGAGCGGCTACTTGCGGGCAGTGGGTCTGGAGTTATTGCGGACCTGTCGGCTGAAACCCTTGCATTGTTTGCAGGCAGCGGGTCTGGGGTTATTGCGGATGTCCCAGTACCGGATACATTCTTGCTCCACATGGATGGAAGCAATGGCAGTACAACATTTACTGACAGCGGAGGTGCTGGAATTTCCGTTACCGCCTTCGGTAACGCTCAAGTCAACACAACAGATCCAAAGTATGGCAGCGGCAGCCTTTTGCTTGACGGATCCGGCGACTACTTGCAAACTGCGCCTAGCTCCATTCTGCAGCTAGGCACTGAAGACTTTACGGTCGAATGCTGGGTTTACGTGTATCCAGGCAATGGCAACGACGGCCTATTTACCTTTGGCGGCGAAGGCAGTGGATTGGCTGTAGAAATTTTCAGCGGCAACTGGCGAGTGAGTCAGGCCGGCGCAAATGGAACCGCCATGGGTGGCGTAACCACTGGATCGTGGCAGCATCTGGCTGTTACGCGCAGCGGCAGCAGCCTTCGGCTTTTTATTGATGGAACACAGCTGGGCTCAACAATAAACAGCACGGATAACTTCACGGACAACCAGCTAAAAATAGGATATTACTACAATAGCAATTATGCGATCAATGCTAAGGTCGATGAGTTCAGAGTTAAGAAAGGAACCGCCTTCTATACCTCGGCATTCACGCCGCCAACCGGGCCATTCCCAGATCCCTAGGAAGCAGTTACAGCTTGTCGTGTCAACCGGGAAAACTGAAGCAGATACGGAAAACCCATGCCTGCCGCAATGCTCCAGACCCCCTACGAGGCCGAGCGGTTGTACGTTGGGGACTATGCCGGCAAAAAGGCTCGGCTGTGCTTGGCAACGACCACATCAGGATCCCCCAACCTCAGCTCAAACACGGCGGCATGGGATGCCGTAGAGCGCAGCGGCTCGGGCTATGCACGGTGCGAATGGACAATCCCAGCGGGGAGCTTCAACACCACCACAGACCGCTTTGAGGCGGGCTCGTACACCTGCACGTTCACCGCTTCAGGCTCAGCGCTTACCTGGAACGCTGCCTATCTGGTGATCGGCACGATCAGCGGCAGCACCGTGACCTGGGGCACTGGTGTGTCGTTTGTGCTCACCGAGAGCCCCAGTATCAGCCTTGCAGCGGGATTGAGCCGCATCTACGCGGTTCAGTTATTCACCGATGGGTTCACGGTAACCGCCTGATCGGGAAAGCTCCTGTAAGCGGTTGCAGCAATGGACGTTCTGATCTCACCGGATGCGCTCGGCAAGCAGGCGCAGCTCACCTACGAAGGTAAGAGCTACAAGTTTATGTTGTGCTTCCGCGATGGCGCGGTGCTCACCCAGTCCAGCCTGATGAGCGCCTGGAATGCGGTGAAGCTGGCGAATGGTAACGGCTACACAGAGAAGACCGGCACCATCGGGACCGGCAGCTTCAACAGCGGCAATGCCCGCTACGAACTACCGCAGTTCACGTTGTCGCTAACGGCATCAGGCAGTGGCTTCACGTTCGATGCGATCGTGTTGCAGGTGGACAACCGCACCTATCCCGACCGGGTGGTGCTACTGCCGACACCCGAGACGCTGCAATCAGGGCAAAGCAAGAGCTACGTGCTGCTGCTGGCGCAAGGATGAGCCTGATCGTTGACATCAACCCGGTGCCTTGGAAGATCTTGGACCTGGTGAAGGCCCGGATCCTGAAGAACCGGGCGAAGAAGGCGAAGAAGGGGCTGGACTGGTCTAAGGAAACGCTGAGACGGGAGATGGCCTTGGCTCCGGCGCCATTGATAAGCAGGAGGAGGGATGAGCCTAGTTTTGTCCCTGGAGGCCAAGTTGATGTGGGAGTGGGGTGGTTGCACATTGGAAAGAACTACACTCTTATTACAAATGAGTTAGAGATTACCAATGCAACTGACGCGGACGAGAACAACCCATCCCCTAGTTACGAAAGAAGAACAACCGAAGGATCCGCAAGCGCTTCGCTAGAGTTTGTTGTTACAGTCGGGGCCAGATCAGGCGAAAGGTGGAAGCGGTTTAGGCATAGCCTGACATTTACCGGCACGGGAACCGATGTCTTTGAAAAAACTTGGACCCAGATAGAAAACGGTCTGCTGCCCATAATACTCGTGCAAGAACGGACATTTGGGAGTGGCACCCACAACTTTTGCGCAAGGCTTTGGTGGAACCTGCTCCCCGCTGGTCAGTCAGATATGATACTCGTCGTTTCTATAGCTCAGTATCATCGCAATTATGCGTATGAACGATTGGGGTTCGGTCCAGTTGTTTTTTCTCCTAATAACTTTACGATACAAAACACAACGCGCACCTGTTTCCTGGTAACTGAGTCTGATGTTGTTGAGCTGACGCAGCCCCTTCCTGCGTTTATGCAAAAAAAGATAGACTCTGTACTGGCCGAAAACGCAGCGGGCGGAATTGCGCTTGGTTACAATCCGCTGAATCCTGATGTTCGCATGGAGTTGGCTTTATCTCAGTCGGCTGTTGGTGCCTATCAGATCAACCATCCCAACCCTTATGTTGCTACAGAGCTGGGTTTGCCACAACCGCCTGACAGCCCTTATCGAATAAGCTTCAACAGTGTTTCCTCTGTGATTTATGAAAGCATTGCCCCCGATGGAACCTTTAGTGTAAAGTCACCACAGCAAGCGAAGGCATCATTCGCCGAATACAGTGGAAACCCAGAAATCCCTGTCTTGGGTTACAAGCGCGATGACCCATCAGTCGCAAGCACACCCACAACAGAAATAGGGGTTTTTGGCATTATTCCTGACGCAAGCGTTACCGAGCTGATAACAAGCGAAATGCTTGTCGCTGGGCTGGATGACGAACTTGACCAGAGGCCGGGACCGAACGCAGAAAATCAACCCGAGCCTGTTCGGATGGTCGTTGCCTATGACTACCACGGCGGCACTTATTGCCGTGATCGGCTCAGCCAGATTGGTATCACTATATGACCACTACCCCCCAACCCGACTCCATCGAAACCCTCCTAGAGACGGTGCAAACCCGGCAGCTGGCTAACCGCATGGCCGCTGCCGAACGCGAGCAGGAGCGGCGCCAACGACCTAAGCCACAGGGCAAACGCTAAGCCGGAAAGCTGCGCTGTAGTTGCTCGCGGGCGTGATGCCCCGACCACATGAACAAGCGATGGTTTGAACAGTTCATCCTCCAGAGCCCTGAGGGTGGCAGCGAGGGCGGCGGCGGTGCTGGTGCAGGTGGTGGTGCAGTTGCTGGAGCCGGTGCAAGCCAGGGCGCTACTGACCCTGCTGCTGGCACTGGAGATAGCGAGGGGGACGGAGACGATGTGACTCGGCTGCGTCACACCCTCGACCGTGAACGCACTGCCAACCGCGAGAAGGATCGCCGCCTCGGGGCCCTGGAAGCTCAACTGCGGGAACTGACCACCACCAACCCTGAGGCGGTACGCGAGGCACAGGCCAAAGCTCAGCAGGAGCAAGCACGACGGGAGCTGATCGAGCAGCAGGCGGCCCTGGAGCGACAGCAGATCGAGGCCAAATACTCGCAGCAGTTGGAAGCATCCACAACCGCCCTTCAGGCCGAACGGGAGGCCCGCCAGCGCGAGCTGGTACGGCAGCTAGCCGAGAAGGCCTTCATCGGCGCCAAAGGATCCACCGAGGTATCCGAAATCGACGGCAGCACCCCCTTTGATTCGGTCTGGAGCCGCTTTGGCCCTCAGTTCCGCAATGAAGACGGCGCACTTGTGGTCGTTGATGCCAACGGCAGCCCAGAGATCGACCCGGAAACCGGCAAGCGCTTTGAGCCCGTCAAGTGGCTCCGGCGGCTGCAATCCGATCCTGTGTGGGGGCGCAACTTTGAGCCCGCGATGGGAACCGGCGGCGGGGCACGTAGCAGCCGTGATGGTCGCGTCAGCACAGGTAAAGACCTGATGAATCAACCGCTTCCAGCCGCGTTTTCAGACGCCTTTGGTTGATCTCTGCTGACGGCTTAGGGATCGGGGAAACATCGGACAACAGGGATCGACTGATGGCGTGATGCCTAAGTCGGTCCCAAATCAAGCAGCTCGGCGTGATGCCTTGCGGTGTCCTTTTGGCGTGATGCCACCCCTCCCTTGACCTTCACCTGGATTCCCCACAATGGGACTGACACTTCTGGAGGCCGCCAAGACTGATACCAATCAGCAACGGGTGGTCGTTATTCGCGCTCTCGCCGAAAGCGAGATGATTCGCCTTCTGCCGTTTGCCAATGTGCAAGGCGGCTTGGACTATGCCACTGAAGATGAACTGCCCGGTGTTGGGTTTCGTGGTTTGAACGAAACCTATGATGCCACTTACGGTGTCATCAACCCCCAATACGAACGACTCAAGATGTTCGGCGGGGACATTGATGTGGACATGCACATCATCAAGAACAAGGGCACTCAAGCCAGGGCCCAGCAAATCGAGGCTAAAGTTCGCTCTTTGCGGCTGACCCTTGAAGACTACATGATCAACGGCGATGAGTCGGTTGATCCCCGTGCGTTCGACGGCTTCAGGAAGCGGATCAACGTTGACAGCTCTCAAGCTATCAACGTCGGCGGTGCATTCTCGCTTTCCCGATTGGATGAACTTATTGACGCCGTTGATGGCGACAACAAGGTTGTCCACATGGGTAAAGCACTGCGTCGGCGCCTTACTGCCGCTAGCCGCAACAGCACTATCGGTGGCTTCCTGACCACCACGCGGGATGAGTTCGGCAAGCTGGTCACCTCCTACGGTGACACACGCATTGTGGTCACCGACACCAATGCTCAGAACGTGCCGATTCAAGGCTTTACGGAAGCCGGTAGCACCACCAGTGTTTACTGCGTCGCCTATGGCGATCAGCAAGTAACCGGTATGCAGGGCCCTGATTCAGCCGGCGGCTACGGGATTGACATCAAGTCATTCGGGGAAGTCCCTGATGCACCAGTCGATCGTACCCGCATTGATTGGTCGGTCGGTATTGCAATCATGAACGGCAGATCCGCTGCCCGTGCTTACGGCATCACCGATGCTGCAATGACCGCCTGATCATTGCTTTTTCATCTATTCCCTGATTTCCTGAGGTACTGATCCATGGCACGCGCAACAGGTCTAGCCCCCCGGAGGGCCTATCAACTGGACGCAGCAACCGTCCTTCTCGGAAACGTGCTTGCAGGTGCCCGTGGCCGCCAAGCTGAAACCCGCACTGGCGCCGCCCGGTTGCTTAACACCAACCTGGCTGCACAGAATGACTGGAAGCTGATTGCTGCCGGTGGCTCCAGCAACTCTGCTGGTGGTTACATCCTGCAGGCTGCCCACGTTGCCGAGGGTTCTGCCCTTAGCAGCGCTTCGGCCTACACCAACATTGGTGTTGTCACCGCTGCCGCTGGCGCAGTCAACGAGATTGCCATCAGCGGCAAGCAGATCCGTGATGCCGTAAGGGCTGCCGGTTCGGTGACCGGTGATGTGCGAGTAGCTGCGGTTCGGG